TGGTGTTGTTGTTGACGCATAAATACTTTCCCCACTAATTGAATTAGTACCATATATGTTTAATGAAGCACCACTATAATTAGTATCTTTAGTAGAATTTGGATTCACAAAACTCAAAATAGTTCCACCTGAAAGTAATGGTAAACTTTCTGGTGTCATCATCATAACTATTACATTATCCGTATGATAATTTGGAGTTGTATTAGTTAACAAATATGGTTGTGCACCATTACCATTATATGCATAACCCCCACCATTTAAAATAGGTTCAACAGATACATATACTTGATTAACCCCTCCACCTGGATTTGTAATAGGATTTCCATCAAAATATTTTGATTTTACATTAAATAAATTAAATCTTTCAGCTAAAGTAATACTTCTAGTAAAAAATTGTGCTTTACCATATTGTGGATTTCCATCATCATCAATATATTCGTATTGTGCGTTAACACTAGCTGGAACTTTACTATATGACCTAACTCTATTAGTCCCAAATTGGACAAAATATCCTGTAATTAATTGATTATATACAGCATAATTTATATCAGTATCAAACTGATCAAGATTATATGCACCACCTTCGAAGTTAGTGATTTGAATCCCTGATGCGTTTTGTTGTGGTGGAAAACTTTGTAAAAATTCTGAATTATTACCACCTTCAACATTTCCTTCCGATTCATCACCATCATCACATTTACAAAATTCACATTGGTCATATAACAATAGTGGTAAATTTATTCCTTTAAATTTTATTTTAAAAAATAAAATATTCAAAGTTGTTAGTGCGGCAAATACTGAAACATAAACAATTAAGTCTTGAATATATATGGCCATTAAATAGTTAATAATTGGATTAGCAGCAATAAATAAAATAAATTGCAAGACACTTATTATTATATAACCCACATAACCTATAAGTATTGGTAATAACACTATTCTAATTAACCCTACTAAAAAATAAAAAAAATGAAGTAAACTTACTAATACCACTAATATTGGTTTAAAAACATAACTTGCGAAGGTGTATAACAAGTATATAAAATCCCATCTAAATGAAGCATCGTTTGTTGGGAACTTATTATTTGTACTTTCACAAGTATTATCTAATATATTTTTAATTGATATTATTCTATTTGCTAAAGTTCCTTTTCTATATTGGTCAATTAATTGTGACACAGTATAAACTTTATTATATGAAAATTGATAAAAAGTATCTTCACAATCAATCGCGGATTGTGGGTCAACATAATCATCCCAACTTAAACTAAAAGCATAAGATTTTTTTTGTAATATTGGGTCAATAAATGCTCCCGACCCCACATATTCTCTAATATTTGGAACTAAAAAGTAAGCTCTTTTTACATTCTCATCCAAACTTGGTGATTGATTCCACTTAATTTTAAATCTATATTTCCCTCTTGTTGGGATACCAATAGTAGGGTTGTTTGATAACACTCTTTCACCGAATTCATTTGTTGTGACATAATCCAAATTCATTGGTAAATCCACTAACCAAGTACCATTATCGTCAATAACTTGTCCACCACTTTCAAGTTCGTACTGTTCCAAAACTGGTTTACCAGTATCATCGTTAAATATTGTTTGTCTTATTGCTAATATTTCACCAGGACCTGCAACTAAACTACATAATTCACCTTGTGCAAATTTTGGTTTACAACCACTTTTTAGTGCCAAGTTATCAACATCGGAAAACATTGACCCCATAAAAATTGCTGCAGGTTGAATCACTACATTAGTCTCAGCCGATAAGTCAAAATCAGTTCTATTAATTCCAATATTACAAACATCTGGTTGACCCCATAATGGTTCAACTGTTATTATTCTATTGATAGATATTATTTGAGGTAATTCATTGAGATTACTTGAAGATTTGAATTTTGTACCTGAAACTTGAGTCTCAGTTGCCAAACCAGTTCTGATTAAATCTTGTGGTGCTAGTGAAAATTCACCAATATCTGATAAATCAATATCAACATGGATTGTTTGAGTTCCAAGTGGAACACCAAATATCATAAAGTCACCACTTTCATTTGTCACTGCGGTATATCTATAATACTTGTCAAATACCTCAATGTAACTTTGATTCAATAATACATCCTCTTTGTCAAAAAAAGAACCTGTTGGAACGTGGTTTGAGTATGACCTTACATAAGGTAAAAGGTTATATCTATAACCAAGGTCATTTAAATCTGATACTGAACTATAAGGATATAAATCAGATATAATTGGATTATTTGCATCAATACTTGATAATGGAACAAAGATAGAAACCTTACAATTTGGTACACCGAATCCATTATTAATACTAATCCTACCGATTACAACACCGTAATCTGAACATTGTCTTGTGTAAATATCACTCTCCAAAATCTTAATGGAAAGTATTTCCAAAAACTCAAAATCTTGTTCTAAATGTACATTAATTGACTTATCTACCCCAACTTGGGTTCTTATTCTATATGAATTTGACATTAATTATCTTTTTTAGATAAATAGTTTATTTGCTATTTTCAATAAAAGATAAACAAGAATTGGGATAAATAAATTATCAAGTGAAATTAACGGTCTTAAGATTCTTGACTCTCACATTAATATCCTTATTAGGAAAACGAATTTGATATGTTTGACTTGGTTCGGCAAATATTGTATCATCAATTAATTCAATTTGTTTGGTCTCCGCATCCAAATATCTTTGTGATGTTTGTGACGATGAATATTGGCCTCCAACCTTATTGAATACTTGAATGTCAGATACAGTTAATATACCATTTTGAGATTGGATTAATCTTCTTATTTCGGATATATTAACATTTTGACCCATTTGTCTATTACCTGGATCCATATAAGTTGATACAATATCAATCACTTGAGTTACAAATGCACCTTGATTCTGAGTATTATCTAACACAACATCAATATTAAATCCCAAATCAATTACATTTGCGGTTTCAATTGAAATGTAGTCATTTATCATTCTGTAATTTGACAGATAGTTTGCAATATTACTTTTTAATGTATTTGATATAATTTCAGTTAATCTCCCACTATCATCATATGACAACATTTTAATCTTTAATTTGTTATTTTCTTCAGTTATAGATACTTTGGCAGGAGCACCAAATTGTGATGGCATAGTTCTAATAGTTGATTCGTAATCATTAATTGTTACCGCTCTATTTTGTGCCGCAAAGTTAAATGACACCAAGTTTCTGATTTCTTCATTTGTGGGAGCTCCAGCCCCACCAATTGCCGCAGTTACATTGTTACAAGACAATGAATTAATAACACTCGTATTTACACTTGTTGATGGTCCATTTACAGCGAATGAAACTGTACCAATATTATTAATAACATTAACACCTAAATTACTTCCAGTTCCACCACCCACTCTATATTGAATAAACATAGTAGTATTAGCCTTTAATGTACTACCTAAAGCCAAGTTATTAGAGTACTTATATAAATTCAATTTAAATCCATTTCTTGCAAATTCGGCCAATTGTTCATCGGCTGATTGTGTTCCACCACCAAATGTCATTTTTAAAAATCCTTGTGGAGTATATTCAGTAATGAATTTTGTGTTAGTTTGCAAGTATCTTCCTACTTTTATGCCTGGATTATCAGATACCTTGGTTGGGTCTTCAATAAAAACTCTATCCTCAATTAATGCTTTAACCTCATACCATCTACCCTCCAATCCTTGGAATTCTTGTTCAGATGGGATACTTGCATATTGTGTTCCATCTTTTAATAGTACACTAGTCACACCCAATACATTTCGTTCAGGTAAAAATAATTCAAAGAATGGTTTAACATCGTTTGGTGTTACAACACGTTTGAATACCTTTGTTATACCATTTACAACCGTTTCCCTCTTGGTAATGGTATAATTTAATAATCGGTTATTTGAATCAAAATTGGGTATTTTTAAACGATTTGGAAAACCATCACCTCCAACTGGGGAAGAAAAATCAATATCATATACAGTTTCAAAAATTTGGCCAGCACCATTTATTTGAGCACCTCTCCTTAATATTCCACAATATCTTAAATCTTCTTTGTCACCAAAAGCTGGAACTGTTATTGAAAAATCAACCAAGGCAACTGATGGTCTTTGTCCTGGTATTTTTAACCCATATGTTCTAGCTATATTAAATATTGATGACCTTTGTTGAGCATATTGGAGGATTGTTTCTTGAATACTTCTGTCAATGTTAAATTGTAAGTTGTCTGAAATAGCCGCATTTAAATCCAATAACGCAGAAAATATAGATGCGTCATTGAAATTATCAATTAAGTCTGGGTAATATGTTCTTGTAAAGTTAATTAACTCAGTTCGGATTTGTTGAAAATCCCTAGTTGTATATGATATTTTTTTGTTTGCCATAATTAAATATTGATAATTATAAAATCACTTGAATTAAATGCTGAATCAGTTATTGTGTAATCTATTCTGATTTTTGCGGTATGTTCTAATTGTCCTATATTTGTAACACTAAATTCTTTTTCTCCCTCACTATTAACATAAAAACCTTTATCTTCCTCACCTTGTGATGCTGGGGTAATTGAGATGTTTGTCAATGTTAATCCTGGTAAATATTCTTCAACTGAAGACCTAATCTCAGACTCAATATCTGAAAATGTTGGCCCATCTAAAGGTTCGAATAAATATTCATATAATCGTGTCCCAAAATCAGGTAAATAATATCTTGTACCTTTTCTAGTTAATATTAGATGAATTAGATTACTCCTAATTTCATCATCACTTGTTTGTGATAAAGATAAATAATTACCCTCGTATGAATCTCTAAAAGGGAAATTTATTCCGTATGTTATTCCATCTGCCATATTGATAAATATAATGTTTGAATTATTTCTATAAATACCTCAAAACAAAAAATCACGACATTATGTCGTGATTCTTAATTTTTAAGATGAACAACCGAAACAATCGAATGGTGAATCAATTGGTTTACTAATCACATCAACGTGTGGTAATGTTGGAGTTACTTTTGGTTTATCTATTTTTGATATATCTACAGCCAAATGTTTTGCACCAGTTGATATTGCCTTAGTTCTTACATAATAACACAATGTTTTCAATCCTTTTTGCCAAGCGTGGAAATGTGATGATGTTATCTTTGATAAAGTTGGGTTACCCATATAGATATTCATTGATTGTGATTGGTCAATAAAAGGGCCTCTATCAGCCGCCATATCAATCAATTCTCTCTGTGATATTTCCCATATTGTTTTATACTTCTTCATCAAATGTTCAATTCTTTTAACTTTGAAGTTGTATTTCTTATCTTCTGTATCTAAGTAATTGTTGAAGTTTATATTTTGAATTGAACCCTCATTTAGAATAATTTCGTTTTTCAAATCTTCACCCCAAATTCCAAGTTTCTCAAAGTCAGCAATTAGATATTTGTTTACAATCATAATCTCACCACCCACTACTCTTCTGTTAAAGATTGCTGAATGTGCTGGTTCAGTCATTTCATAAGAACCTGTTATCTTAGCAGAACTCGCAACTGGCATCTGTGCTGTAAATAATGAATTACATATACCATACTTCATAACATTTTCTTTCAAACCTTTCCAATCCCATCTTCCTGATAAATCAGATTCAGTTAATCCCCACATATCATATTGGAAAACACCTTGCGACATTGGTGAACCTTTGAAATATTCATACCTTTGGTATTCTTCATCGTGAGCCAATTTATTGCTCTCAGTAATTGCTGCAAAGTATATTGTTTCAAATATTTCTTTATTTAACTTTTTAGCCTCATCTGATGTAAACTCATAATCCATTAGATAGAATACATCAGCTAAACCTTGAGTTCCAATAGCAATTGCTCTTTGTTCTCTACCACCCTTTTCACCCTTACTTGTTGAATAATTGTTGATATCAACAACTTTGTTCAACGCTCTTACTACTTTTTTGGTTTCGTTATAAAGTTCCTCAAAATCAAATTGCGCATCGTGTACGAAGTTCTTTAATACCATTGAAGAAAGGGTGCAGATTGCTGTAGTTTTTTCATCAGTATATTGATAAATTTCATTACAAAGATTTGATTGTTTAATCACCCCAATGTTTTGATGATTTGTCTTTTTATTAGCACTATCTTTTGAACATAGATATGGAACACCAGTCTCAATTTGAGATTCAATAACTTTTGTCCACACGTCTTGAGCTTTAATTTTTTTACCCAATCCCATACGTATAGCCTCATTATAAACATTCTCATATTCATCACCATAAACATCTTGTAATGCGGGTAATCCAGCCTTTTTGATGTCATTAGGACAGAATAAATACCAATCACCATTTTCTCTTACGGCTCTCATAAAGTTATCAGGTATCCATAATGCCGTAAATAAATCTCTTGCTCTTAGTTCTTCAGCACCTGTGTTCTTTTTGATTTCCAATAAATCAATGATGTCTTTATGCCAAGGTTCAAGATAAATTGCTGCAGAGCCAGGTCTTCTACCTTGTTGATTAAAGAATCTTAATGACTCGTTAACAATCTTTAAATATTTTAACAATCCACCAGCAAAACCACCTGATGTAGATAATCTACTCTCCTTACTTCTAATATTAGACATACAAAGTCCAATACCTGCGGCATCAGCTGAATAAGTAGAAATATCAGTCATTGTGTTAAGTAATCCTTCTCTTGAATCCGCATCATTATAATGTAATACACAAGATGCCAATTGAGGTATCTTTGTACCAGAATTAATCATAATTGGTGTTGCTGGAGAAATAAGTTGGTTTGATAATGACTTGTAGTATTCTATAGCTTCTTCAAATGATTTTGTAACCCATAAAGCTACCCTCATATACATATGTTGGGGTCTTTCAATAGTTACACCTTTTGGTGTTTTAAGTAGATACATTTCATATAATGACCTCCAAGCAAAATAATCAAAGTTATAATCATTCTCGTGATTGATTATGTTATCAATATTAGACGCCCCATAACTTTCAATGGTTTTCATTAATGTCTCATTAACAATACCATCAACGTGTAAAGTGTGCATTGTATTTGAGAAACTTGGGTCAGTTTCTTTATGATATGATGATATAGCAACAGAGGAAGCCAATCTCGAATAATCGTGATGACTTCCAGTATATGATGCCGCAATTTCATAAATCAACTTATCAAGTTGTTTGGTTGAAATAATACCTTCAGTTGGTACTGAGGTGATAACTTTAATGAATATTTGGTCAGAATTAACGTTTAGGTTTTTACTTGCTCGTTTAATTCTTGTTTGTATTTTTGTGGGG